AACTGCTCGAGTAGGGTAGTAAGCACCTATTCGGAGCGCGTAAGAGTCTATTGACTATGCGATCTACTGCACATAGCCGACCCTCAGGCAAGTGTCTATTAGGATCGTTAGACCCCCAGGACCAGTCGGAAACTGATCCTGTTTGTCGTCTCAGACGACCGTTAGTCTTACTGCTTACACCCGGGAGGAGCTTGACAACCCAGCGGAAACGCTGACCACTGTTAGTGGCTTTTCTCTTAATGCGGCTTCTTCGCCACATAAGTATAGGTATGTCCTCCTTCAAATCCCAGGGACTCACCACGTGGCTTTCGCCAACTCGCAACTTCTCCCAATAATAGGGAAGCTGGTTGCGCACAACGCGAAAATCAGCAAGATGACGTAGATACTCAAACGTCAAATTACCATGCTCTGTGCGTTCGACGGCTCTGTACATATATTCGGTACTCGGCCGTTCGACTTTAAAACCAGATCCTGAGGGAAAATTAAGGGGCACCTGAAGAATCTCTCCTGACGTCAAAATTATTTCAGTCAGAAGGAAATCAACAGTTCCAGGTATTTCTACTGGATCCCAATGCTCGTGGACTCCGTTAAGGAGTTTATAGAGAAAGTAAGTGTACGACTGCCGATTGAGCAGCTCATATACGCCCTCTGGTTGGTAAGGACGCACATCAGAACCGCGGCAATAATCACCGCCGCAGCTTTCCCGGAAATAGTCTTCAACATAAGTTTTATCCGTGTTAAGGGTTAATCCAATCATAGGAAAAATGCAGCATACAAACTTATGTATGCTCCTAGGATAGATTAAGTCATCCCCATAAACGGAGACATACGTCGAGTGTCTACCTGCCAATTCTCCTATGCTCTTGAGGAGAGCATAGAATATAAGAGTTTGCAGGGGGAAGGTATGGCCTAAACCCATGGTTACAACGGTGCACATACGTATACGGTTACCGTCAGGTAACAAAATATACGGTATACGTCCATAAAGGACTGCCCGATACCAGGGAAGAGGTAACACCTTCCTCAACAATTCCGCAGTAATAGAATCTGATGCAGCCGAAAGATCAGCTGTCACCAATTTCCTACTGACAGAGTTGCTTCTAGCCAGACGCCGATGTTTCATTTGTAGGCGCCTGATATCTAGACCCACTGAAAGGAGCCGTTCTTGTAACAAACGGCCTAACCCATTCGAGTAAAATCCGCCAAGTACAGTATCTGGCATGATTCCTCGTTTGGCCTTCCACGTCTTAGGAACATACGACAAAGTTAGCGTGTCACATTCCGTGAGGTTACACTTACGGCTGAAAATCTCAGCAAGAAGTGCATCTTTCTCCATAGCATTTTTGAAGAAAGCAATGTGTTTTGCGCTACCGCTGACATTACCACTACACCTTGTGTCCAAATAGGATGAGGCATAAGGCAGGCCAACGGCCGCTATTTTTCCGAAACCGCAAAGGGTGAGATGTTCTTCGGTATTATAATCACCGAGGATATGCTTACATATTACACGAGCACGCTGCAAAACCTTATGTAACAATAAGGATTCTACAAACGGCTTCGATATACGAGTCTGAGTGTCGAGAAATTTTCGAACACTCAACTGCAATAACTCGTTATCAGTGTAAACATCTTCCTTAAAACGGTACCGCTTAAATAGGTTCTCTAATTGCGCCTCTGTTTTATAAATAAAAGGCGTGAGAAGAGATCGGCCGGGAAACTTATACGACCGAAAATCCTTTATGCCCCTGAGCATAGAAGTACTTGCGCCAGAGGCATAATGTTCCCCTAAGTGTGTACGGAAATCACGTAACAAATGCAACCATAGCTTTTTCATGGTTGTATCGGTGTCATATTTGATCTCCACCATTTTTCGCACATGTGACATGGTTGTCTCCAATGCCATATAGGCTTTAGAATGATACCTAAGAAGGGCACCTTATAAAAGGGACCCAGTAGCAATGAAAGATGCAAACGATGCATTTGAAAGCAACGCAGCACCCATCATCGCGAGATCGAGTTTTTCCGCAGCCGATTGTTCAGGATGCGTCTCGAT